GTTTGGAATGTGTCTAGTTCTGATGACCGGCCCCGACTGGTGGACACGTTGCGCACGTATGCGCTCACGTCTGTCCAGTTGATTGATGCGAGGGTGGAACCCAACGGCACCCTGTTGGTTCCGGCTGTGGTACTGAACCCAATTTCAACTGTGAACACAACACCATCAATCAGGGTTGCACTCATGCTGCCCGCCACCCATCACCAGCGCGACGTTCATACGCTGAAATTGCTTCAACAATGGTTTGCCCAATCGCCGCTTTGTCAGCAGTAGCGGACACATTCACATTGATGTTGTACACACCACCGCCACCGCCTAACCCTTTGCCACTAAACAATGCTTTTTGTTGCTGCGCGTTCAAAATCATTTCGTTGTCGTGCAGAACTGCGAGGCCCGAACCGCCTGCCATCGATGTGTTGAAATACCCACCTGAGGCAAATCGGGGAAGTTTCGGTGCGCTGATTGTGTTGCCACCAATGACAGGAACCCAACCGGGAACAGACCATGACAGTTTGCCCACTGTGTTGTTCCATGCGTCGGAAATAAAATTGAAGGCAGTGCGGAATGGTCCACTGATCGCATCAGCAATGTTTGAGAACACGCTGCCAATTATGTCTTTTGCTGTTTGAAAAAATCCCCAAACTGTTGCAATGCCTGATTTGATTTTTTCAAACACACCACTGATGAATCCCCACGCTGCACCGATTGCACCGGTGATTGCGTTCCAAACGGTTTGCACAACATTCCACAAAAATTGGTAGTAGGCCACAAGGATTGATATGGCGGTTTGTATGGCACCCCAAATTGTTTGAATCACAGACCACGCAAATTCAATTGCCGTGACAATACCGGACCACACATTTTGTGCAATATCCCAAAGGAATTGCATGGCATTCCAAATCGTTTCAACAGCAGTGATCAGTGCGCCCCAAATTGTTTGCAGCACAGACCACACAACTGCAACAACGTTTTGGATTCCTTCCCAAATCGTTTTCCAGTTAGCCCACAACCATTTGCCAACTGCGACCAACGCAAAAATTGGAACAATGATTGGCCCACCAAGTATTGCGATGATTGCCGCAATTGCTTTGTGTTCCATGATCCAGTTCCACACCTGATCCCAATTGGTCCACAGGTAAATGATTGCTGCGACAACTGCGGCAATGGCTGCACCAATTGCAATGAACGGTGCGCCCGCTGCAATCGTTGCAGCAGCAGCGGCAATCATTCCGGCGGTGTATGCAGCCAATGCAATCAGCATCACACCACCCAACACACCGGCAACAATCGTCATCACCGTTTTGTGTTCCATCATCCAGTTCGTCAGTTGTTCAACCTTCGGACCAACCCGGTCCATTGCATCACCAATGGCGTTGAACACTTTGGTTGCAATCGGTTCAAGCGCGACGAAAACCCTGTTTTTCAACAGGGTCAGTTTCTCACCAAAATCTTGTGTGTCTGCACCGGCACCCAAAATGGTTTCACTGCCGCCCTGCAAACTGGTCAACATGTCCTGATAGGACAGTTTGCCCTCACGAATCATTGCGGCAAACTTCGGGCCAGCCTTAGCCCCGAACACATCAAGTGCAACCCCTGCGGCATCAACATCAGTTGGCGCATTTTTGATTGCATTGAATGTGTCATTGAAAACTGCGGTTGCATCCTTGCCGCTTTTGGCTGCGGTCGCCAACGTTTTTGACAGGGCAGGCATCACATCTGATGCATCAATTCCGGCCTTGCCCAATGTCGCCAAAAACGCTGCGGACTGGTCGAAATCCAAACCAACCTGACGCAACACAACACCGGCACCGGACATTTGTGATGACAAATCTGCAACTGAAATGCCGGATTTCTGCGAGGCCCTAAACAGCAAATCAAGTTTGCCGGACTGCTCACCAGTAGACACACCAAAGTTTTGCATGACACTGGTGATTGATTGAACATTGCCCGCTAGTTCAGTGCCGGTAATGCGTGACAGTTCCAATGCTTGTTCAGAAAGCAACTGCAACGGTTCACCGGTCAACCCAAGTTTTTGATTGAACCCTGTGACCGCTGCACCAGCATCAGCAAACGATGCAGGCACCGCACTGGCAACCGCTTTCATATCGTTTTGCAATGCTTCCAACGCAGGACCGGTTGCCCCGGTCCCCGTTCTGATTGCATCAAACGCTTCATCAAATGATGATCCGATTTGATACAACCCAACCCCGACTGCACCGGCACCGGCGAGAATGCCAAAACCAACCGCACCCATTGCTTTGGTGGTTGTGCTCAACTTTTCAGTGGTGGCCTTGCTGAACTTGTCCAGTTCGTCCGTTGCGCTTTTCAGTCCCTTATCGTTGAATGTCGAAATGACGTTCAGCACAACGGCCATGACTGGCCCCCTATCTCATTGCGTTCAACTGCGTTTGCAGTATTGATTCTGATTCTTTGATTGTTGCAACAACTTTTGTGGTGATTTCTTTTTCACCACCGGCTTCATCCCATGCACGCCAAATCAAACGTGACGGTTTGCCATGTTGGTTTTGAATTGCCTGAACAAACGCATGTGTGGACGGGCCACGCCCTGCGGTTTCAAACGCTGCACCGGCTGCACTGCTATTTGAAATTTTCCATGCCGCCTGTGTCACTGCGCCTTTGGAACGTCTGCCGCCTTGCCTGACTGCAATGCCACGTTTTGCCAATGCCGGATTCCAAAACGGCAAACGGCTATCCATGTAGCGTTGGCCTGCGCTGCCGTAGTTCCAACCTGACAACGGTTGATCAGGCACAAACGATTTGGCACGTTTCGCGATAGGGGACAGGGTTGCCCTGATTTCCTTGTCCATCGCTTTGCGCAATTCAGGTGAATATTCTTTCATCAACGCTTTTGTTTCAGCGTAGTTGTACAACGCACCATCCAAATCCCAACCGGAACGCCCGGTGAAATCTGCCTGCGCTTTCGCTTTGAATGACGGTTTGGGTCTTTTCGATGCCATGACGTTTTCCTAGCGTGACCTTTCGCGTGCCTGTTGTTTCAACAAACCAACCATTGCAAAAAAAATGTCCGGTGGCGTGTTCAACAAATCAACAGGGGAAATGCTGGTGGCAACAGCGACCTGTGCCACCAGCAATGTCATGGATTCGCCAAAGGGACGCGTTCAACCTCACCGGCTTCAATGCTGTCAATGCCCTGCAACCATTCATCAAACGGTTTCACAACATGACCGGAAACATGTGAGGCTTTCCATGCTGCCCAACACAACGCCTCATATGACGCTGATTCCCCAAACAACTGTTGCATGCCCTTACCAAACTGCCGTTCAGCAGACACAATCACCAGTGGTGTGACATTCACATCATACGCTTCACCCTCAGTAGGGCAGACCCGTAAACGCATTAGCGCGGCCATGACTAGGCAGTGGCCTTTGCGATGGTGCCGTCAACCGGCCATGTGATTGATGCAGTGGTCAGTTCGCCAACCTGTGCATCCAGTGGCATCCATTCAGTCACCAACACATTGAAGGTGTAGGACGGATTAGCGGTGCCGGTGGTGGTTCCGTTCGGTCGAACAACAACCGCGGCGGTGCTGCCAAGTAGCGGGTACAGGGTGGCTTCCACACTGCCTGCACCGGTGTAGTCATTATTGAAATCAATGGAAACACTGTTGTCAGCAAGTCCACCAACACGACGCTTGGCAACATTGCCGAACGTGGTGGTTTCGATTTCGGCGCGCGTTGATGACAACGTGACCTTTGTGATGTGCTGCGAGAGATCAACGCCACCGATGGTGACCGCTGCGTTTGTAATTACCTGAGGCATTTTGCTCAGTCCTTTTCATTGGTGACGGGTGCGGCCTTGACCGCTTTGGATACTGGTGTGATGTGTCCTGCATCAATCAGATGTTGCACATCAACTGCGGCAAGGTCATCATCACTGATGATGTTGCCGGGTTCGTGACCAACCACATTGTGATTGCCAACGATTTTGTATTCACTCACGTTTGTCCCTTTCTAGGCGTGAACGGTGATATTGAATTCACAGGTGGTGTAGGCGGCATCACCAATTGACAGCGGGCGCACGCTCACCATTTCTTCAACAATCAATGTTGATGCATTGCCATCTAGTGTTGGATCAGTTTCAATTGCGGCACGCACTGATTGCGGGCCACCGTATGAAAGCCAACTGTCCATTTGGCGTTGTGCGGCACGGTCACCCATGCGCCCTGCAATCAGTGAGATCACATAACGCCATTCAGACAAACCGCCACGCATTGCACGATGGTATGTGACTGATTGCAATTGGATCACTGCCATTGGCGGTGAAACCTGTTCAGGCAAATGGTCTGCGACACGCAAACCGGGAATGGTTGCCAACGCTGCGGCCAATGCGTTTTGAAGATCGGAACCGTTGCCTGCCATCAGGCAACCACTGCAATGCGATAGGGGCGCAACATGCGTTCAACATCCGGGTCAATGGCACGCACAGTGATGGCACCCAAATCCCCGAACCCGGCAACACCCAAAAGGGAATCACCACGTTTCACCAATCGACCTGCCAAAAGAATGCATGCGGATTTGACCGGTTCCGGCACGGCAGGCCAACCCCAACGGGCTGTGACCTGCACACCAGCCGGGGCAGCCGTAGTTGGAAACACACCGGTGGCGGTGCCACGGATCGATGTGACAGGCAAACCCTTTGCCGTGGCGTTCAATGGTTCACTTTGAATTTGTGACGCGGTGAGCGTGGTGGCGTAGGTGCCATCACCGGTGCTGTCTGTTTTCACAACCAAACCAGTGGTGGTTGAAATGTCATCAACAAACACAACATCCGATGCGTTCGCCACAAACACCCGTGCCGTTGCAGTTGCATCAGCGTAAAACCTGCGATCACAATGCTGATCAATTACCCGTGAAGCCTCACTGATTCGTGATTCCAACAGTTCATCATCAACAGTGTCCATGATGCGCAACACTGCTTTCAATTCATCAAGTGTGCAGTATCCGTTTGTGATTGTCACTGTGGAACCTTCCATGCGCGAACGTAGCCGCTAATGATTTCGGGAACCCCTAGTGCAGCCATGTGCGCTGCAACCTGTTCACCTTTTCCGTGTCCGTTTCGATTATCGTCAACAGCCACAATTGAACCGGGTTGCAGTAGCGGCCAAACAATTTTCAGTTCAGCCAAATGATGTGCGGCTGCGGGTTCAGGGTTCGACCAGTCCACATCATATGAATCCAAATACAAAAAGTTGATGTGCGAAACCTCGAGATTTTGCAACACCTGCAATGAATCACCGGTGATTGCCGTTGTGCAATTCAAACCCAACTGTTCAACCAGTTGCGCACCAACCGGGTCCAAATCAATTGTTGTGACATGCCCACCCAATTGTTCAGCGTAAGCATTCCAAACAACAGTTGACTGCCCGTCACCACCCCAATTGCCTGCCAACCGGACAGTGCCAGTTTCAACAATCACACAATCAGGTTTCAACATTGCGGTGATGCGTTCAAACGCATCCAACCGTTGCCCCAACAATCCCCACGGAATCTGTGCCGTACTCATTTGGCCATCAATTCATCAATGTGAGAAAGGATTGGTTGCCAATACTTTTCAAACACAATGGCGTGATCATATGTTTCAGCGTG